TGACAATACACCGAAAATGGTGTATTATATAGTTGTAACAAAGAAGAGCACATGAAAAGGAGAACGACCATGACAGTAGAGGAAATCAGAAATTTAATCAGTGAAGCAGAATATGATTACATTGGAATCAGAGCGGATAGCAGAGATTATCAGATTGGTGAAGTGATGGATAACTCGCATCAGCTCTTCCAGGATCCTCAGTACGTAGACTTTGAATGTACAGAGTTGTTATATCCATACATTTCAGAAGGAACTTATGCTGGATTCTACGATGGTGGAGAACTTGATGGCACATGTGCGCTTGAAGTATCTGAGAGCAATATCGAAGAAATGCTTGAAAGAGTAATGTCATATGGAAACAAATATTATTTGATCGGTGGAAACTCAATGGAATACGGAAATGACGATGACGAGATTATTATTAATGACGCAGAAGTGATTGCAAGAATATAGAGGAGAAAAATAATGAATGGGAATATATGGAAAGAAGTTCTGAAGCAACATGAAATGCTAGGTATTGAAAATATAATTCCTGTATCTCATATAAGAATAAGACCAGATATAGGAATATTATTAGATGATAATGGTAATTTTGTAGGTGCGACTATAATCAAAAACGAAAGATGTTCAATCCCATGCACCATAGACTCAGAAAGCAGAACCAATGGAATATCGCCACATCCAATACATGATAATATGAGTTATATTTGCGGAGATTATCCAAATTATGAAAAACGACACGAAGCATATATGAAACAATTACAAAGTTATACAGGAAGCGTAGACGATAATCTTGCAAAGAGCGTATATAGATACTTGGAAAAGAAAACAATCCGGCTTGATATCAAAAAATTGACAAAGCAAATAGATAACATATCAGAAGAAAAATTGATGGTTGTATTCGCAACGTTAAGTCATCGAGACACGATAAGCAAAAAATGGACAGAATACTATACATCTACGCTTGATAAAAATGGTATATGTGGAATAACAGGAGAAAAGGATCATATCCCGGATAAATATCCAAAAGGAATAAGAAATCCGTCCGATCAAGCAAAATTATTTATCGCCAATCCAAAAAAAATGGATTCAATGCCTACGAATGTGCCTGGTTATATAGCATCTCAGAAAATTATACATACGCTGCAATTTATGATATACGAGGGGAATTCTTGGGCATACCAAATACTAAAAGACAATATAGATACAATCCCGGAAACATGGAAGGAATGGGTAGAAGAATATCAAGCTAAAAATGGAATACAAAAAAAGGAAGGTATTAACAAAGTCATGGTGAAACTTAAAAAGAATAAAACTATAATTATTGGTAAAAGCGGAACTGGAAAATCGAATATGGCTTTAGATTTAGCATTAAAGAAGCGAGGCACGACTATTATATGTAATGGTAGTGTTACCAAAAGTTATTATGAAGAGAATTTTCCAAAGTTAAAAGAGTACGAAAACAAAGATAGCCACTACAATTTTGTTCCTAAAAGAAGCGGAAAATATTATATCTGCACAAATGATTGCAATTCAGGAGCTGAATTTTTAAATGCACTGATTCATGGATGTGATTATGGACATTTTGAAAATGATAAAAATGCAACCTTTGTCTATGACGACAATGCATGGATAAACGCTGGAAACAATATGCTTACGTTATGGCAGTTATCTCATACAGATTGCGGAATTATTATTACAGCAGATTCTATTTGCGATATTTTAAGAATAAACGAAAATGAATTAACTGAGAAAATGATTAAAGATATTTCCAAATATTGGGATATTGTAAAACTTGTCAAATTGAAGAAAGCAGGTGATGCAAGATGCCTAGACCAAAGAAAGACGGGCGATATTTGAATTTATATCTCGACAGAGCATTGTACGAGGAATTTGAGCAATTCTGTGAAAGCCTTGGACAAACTAAGACGGTAGCTGCTGAAAGAGCTTTTCGGATGTATATGGATGCTATGAAACAGAATCCAGAACAACTATTGAAAAATAAGGAGGAAGGGGAGAAAAATGAATAGAACAGAAAAGGCCTGCATTAAATGTGGCAAGTCCTTTCACGGAGGTTCTGATAAATTTTATTGTGATGATTGTGCGAAAGCTTTGAAGAGTAATGTAATGCGTACAAGGACGTGTAAATTGTGCGGAGTTGAATTTCTTGGTGGTCCGCGTGCGTCCTATTGCCCAAAATGTCGCAAAATTCGACAAAAAGAAGCAAGCGCAAGAGCAAGGAAGAGGGGAGGAGCTGCTCGACCAATTGGAAGCGTAGATAAATGCAAATGGTGCGGAGCTGAATATATCGTCAATTCAGGTAGACAAAAATATTGCTCGGATGAGTGTCAAAGAGAGGCGGTACTAGAGTGGCAACGGAAACACAAAGAAGGATATAACAAGATATCTGGGCAAGATATTAAAAAAGCGCAACGCCGAAAAGAGAAAAAGAAAATCTGTGTATATTGCGGACGTGTATTCTCTAGTCCTACACCAACTAATTTGTGCTCTGAATATTGTCGGAAGAAAAATAAGCAGATCAAGGAATATCAAGCAGAAATAAAACGTGGAAAGAATGTAAATATAGGCAAGTTACTGAACGAGCAGAAAGAATACAAATTAAAAGTCGAAGCCAATGAAATAAAAAACAATATAAAATTCAAATCCGCTACCAATTTAAAAACAGATCAGAAAGAATAGAAAGTTATTTGGGTGATTAAAATGGGAAAAATGACATATAAAATTGATGTGCTAGACATGCTAAAAAAAGAAGGGTACACGCAAACCACATTAAGAAAAGAAAAGCTAATCGGTCAAGATGCAATACAGAAAATGAGAAAAGGAGACATGATAGGGATTAACGTATTAACAACAGTATGCGAATTACTGGATATGCAACCAGGAGACATTATAAAATACACAAAATAATACAAATATGGGTACAACGAAAAGATTTCATTCAGTTACAATGGTATAAGAGACATTGTATCATGCATGGAATCTTTTTATTTTGGAGGGACAGAAAGGTGAATCTCAACGGAATATCCAAGAAGCTACAAAGAGCAATATTACAGACTGGCTTAATCATCAAGTACAGCCAAAGGCAATTCTATTCAGCATAAAGATACTGTGCTATTCATTACAATTCTTCTAAAACGCGATTCTGATGATCCGCAAAAGGAAGAGCATTTGGAAGAATTCCGTTAACTATTGGAAGACAATAGTGTCCGTCTAAATGGAACGCTCATTTATACAAGTGATGAAACAACGTGGAATGAATATAGTGAAAACAATTATTCCAATTGGTACGCAAATGATGACTGGTATTTAAGCCGATGCAATTTTTCTTTAGTATTGGGAAAAGTGGAATGCGTCCAGCTGTAATATTTCCATATGCTATCTGTAATCGTACAGTTCGCCACTCCATACAATTGTACATGGCGTACTCGGTGTGGCTGTACGGATCATGTAAATCCGGGTAGCTGCTGAGCTGATAGCAGCTACGATTAATATAATAATTGCGAAGTCTAATAATTTTCTCATGTTATTTTCTCCTTTTCATTGCTCTGGATCTTCAGTGTAACCATTTGATAAGCTCGTCCCGGTTGAGTTTCTCTTGTGAACTTCTATGGTTATATAATAGCACTATAAATAGTGTATGTCAACACTAAAAAGCGTGCGATTGCAAAAAGTTTTTCTTGTGCTATTTAAGATGACAATATATAATGAAATTACTATAGAAGGGAGATTTATAACCGTGATAAAATACAAAATTGATGTTGTGAAAGAATTGTCTAATAGAGGATATACAACCAGTCTTATAAGAAAAAATAAATGGATCAGCGAAGCAACCATGACCAAAATACGAAGAGGTGAAAACATAAACACAAGTACATTAAATACATTATGTGTAATGCTAAAGTGCCAGCCTGGAGACATATTGGAAGTAGAACCAACGGATGAGGAAAAAATAGAATATTATTAATATATACACTAAAAATAGAGAATCTGTAATGAATGTTAGAAGAAATATTTTGGGTAATTAAGAAAATGTAGAGGTAATTGGAAATATGATAACAGATAAATATCAACTTACACTAGAGGAAAATATATTTCTTGCCAAAAGAAATATTGTAGATAGTATATACAAGGAATCTAGATTAGAGGGAATAGCAATCACATTTTCGGAAACAAATGAAATATATGAAGGAAGAGCAGTGGCTGGAATGTCAGTGGATGAAATAAAAGAATTTGTTTATGAAAATGCCATTAGTGGAATAAATTTTGAAAAGAAACAAGATAAAAAGCCATTGTCCAAAGACGAATTCTATCGTAAAAAAGTAAAATCAAT